TATTATAAAATCTTTTGCTGTTAATTTCATAAGCTGACTATTCCAGTCGCTATATTCCAAGAAAGTATTAGCAATCCTATTAAGATACATATTCCCAAAGCTATAGCCCACTTATCTTCTCTCATTATCTTCCTTTTCTTCTGCAAATAAATAAACTTTTTTGTTGTTGTAGCAAAGGTTTTTAAATCTTTCTACATCTTCTAAATCTTTTACTGTTAAATAAATCATAGTAGAATTCATTAAATCGCCTTTTCTTATGTCTAATTCTACTTCTATAAAATTATTTTTATTGACTTTTATTATTTCCATTTTCTTCTAATTTTTTTATTGAATTTAAGTAATTTATTTTTGCTTCTTCTTCCATAAGTTTTATTTTTCCTATACCAATTATATGGTGGTAATTATTAAGCCAATAAGTTTCTATTATATGCCCGATAGCATCGTTTCTTTTGTTAGTATCTAACAATCTTTTTACTTGCTCTACAATCTCTGTCTGAAATTTTGTAAGCGTAATATTTCTATAGGGTTTCTTTCTCATTTGTCAGGAAAGTATTTACGTTTTACGTCTGTAGCCATTATGAAAGTATCTAAGCCTTCTAAAGCCTGGTCGAATATAGGTTCTGCATAATCGCCCACTTCATCTAAAAAAGCTTGTCTGCATTCTTTAATAGATTTGAACTTTCCTTGTCGATAAGCTTCAAAATAATCTCCAGCCTTTACTTCTAAATCAATAACAACATCTTTAAACTTACTCATTTTTTTACTAACCTCAATTTGTTTTTTTGTTCAATTTGCTGTACTTGATGTTCATGGTTGAGTCTTTCAAACACCATAAGTTGCCTATCGGTTATTCTTTGGTGGTGTTCCATACATGTAGTCCAAATTTCCCAAATTGATTTCATGGCCCTTGGATCATATTGATTTTTTTCTTTTACCGATTTGGTAATTTTTTCACATCTAACTAATTGCCTTACCAATTCTTTTAACTCTTCTTCAAATGTTTGCATTACTGTCCTCTCTGAGCTTAATTTCTACAAGATTAGGAGAATTGTGGATCATAGGCTCTTCGCCCTTCATAACGTCTCTATATAGCCCTAAAGTGCCTTCTAGAGCTATCCACCCAGCTACTAAATCTTTTTCAGACATTTTGAAGATTTTACTAGCATAAGGTTTCTTTTTTTCTTGTGCGACAAAGTAAAAACCTTCTACCTTAAATCCCGCTTTTTCATAACCTCTTTTGTACCAAGAAGCTTGTAAATCATAGCCGTACTTACGAACCGAGCTAGTAAATCCTCTTGGCGAACAATCCATTGTAGTTTTGTAATCGACAATAATTATGTTCTTTTCTGAATACGGTTGGCCTATTGGATGTCTAATAACATCTGATCTTAATTTACAAAGTGTTTCTCCTTCATACCAATAGAATGATGCTTCGTATGGACTTTCAAATATAGAAGGATAATCTAGCTCATTTGGATTAAGATACTTACTCGCTTCTGGTATAAGTGCTTCTTCCATAGCAAAAATATCATCCTTTTGTTGATTATTGATAACGGTATAACCCCTTTGCTCATAGTCCGCTTTTAGCGACTTATTAGCGCTTGTATAGGGAGATCCGACTATAACTGCAATATCTTTATCAAAAGCTTCTTGACCTTCGACAATAAGGGCATGAGCTGCCGTACCAAATCTTAGGGCTGGCGTGTCCTCAATCTCTTCATATAAGGCGTGTACTTGACTATCCATAAACTTTCTTATGGTTGATGAACTTACGCCTGGGCTGTTGTGATAAAAGCTATTGGTTAGCTTTGGAAAGTAATATGCTTCGTTTAAAACATAATTCTTATGCGGTTCTAATATTTCAGGCAGACTTTGCATGTGGTTCCTCCTCTTTTAATTTACTGATAATTTCTTCTCGCCATTGTTTAGCTCTTTTGAGATCGAACTCTGCCATAGCAAGTTGATGTATTAATTGTTGATATTTATCTTCTTCCATAAACTCTTACCTCTTGTTGCATTATACACACTAAAAGTATAATATGTCCACTAATTGTAGTTAAGGGGAGGTTTTTTAAGTTACTTCCCTTAATTCTAGTGCCGTTCATGTCATTCTCCCAATTAAACGGCTAAGGCTTCGGAGAGAGCCTAGCTAGAAATCTCTCCGCCCTTGCCCTTTTATCTGGAAGTATGTATATAATTCAGTATGAGTTATCAGGTCATAAATTTGAAAGAAAAGTTGGGAAAACCTACGGCACAAGAACTGATAAACAAATGCGATAGTATTCTCAATAATCATAGTGTTAGAGGTGAGTCGGAACTAATGACTAGCCTTTGTATGCTGTCTTACTCTTTGCAAAAGATAATGCAGATCACACAATCAGAACAAGAAACAGTACGCCTGGTTAATGAAACATTAGACGCACACTTGCCTGATGATTACTTAGGCGAAGAAAGCATCTTTTTTACTGCTGATTTTGACTTAGATCCAGAAAATTAATATTGTCTGATTTTTGTCATGGTATTTATGACACCGCAAACCCTTTATTTATAAGGCTTTCATTAATATTTTATTTTTTTCATTTTTGTCATAGGAATAATAAGAAAATACCCTTAAATACTCTAAAATCCTTGACAACTAACTAATCGGGAGTGTACCCTTGCTACACACTATTGGGAGAATGGTGGGAGGAGGTCGTATTAGAATACGCTAAAAAATCATGGCAGATTATCAAAAGAAACATGATACAACTTACGAAGGCAATCTACTTGCTGAAAAAGATACTCCCCCTATCGAAACTTGCAACCTGGATAAGAAATTAAATCGCAGACAAAGAATATTCATTTGGACTGCTGTCAATAATCCTAGACTATCTTTGATTGAGTCGGCAGCGAAAGCTGGCTATAAGGATCCACGACAAGCTGCAAACAAACTCATGAGCAATCCTCTGATTAGATCCGAATACAACTACCTTATGAATGAAGTTAAGAAAAAGTATGAACTAAATTATGATCGTGCCGTACAAGACCTTTATGACATTCGGGACAAAGCTTTAGAGGCTGGTTCATTTAACGCTGCAATCTCTGCTCAGAATAGTTTATTAAGAGTCGGGGGTCTGATTGTAGATCGTAAGGAAGTAATGTTTGGAAAAATAGATCAGATGAGTAGAGAAGAAGTCGAAAATCGCCTAGAAAGTCTGCTTGGCCAGACAATAGAAGCACAAGTTATTCAAGATAACGCTTTAGAAAATAATAATGTGAGTGATTTAGAAAGTGAAGTAGAGCAATAAAAGGGGAGAAAAAGACAAGTATCGCTCTACTTCGTTTTGTATTTTAACTGCTAATTACACCTCTTGTCTAACCCAAATAGTAGTCAATTAAGAAAGCTATTCCGATTAATGTAAGCAATACAATTTCCCAACCTACCATTAATGGCTTATTAGGGCTTTGATTTTGTTCATTTGGAAAACTAATTTAAGCTTATCCAAGTCTTTTGCTGTATGACCGCCAACATTCCATTCAGTCATATCTTCAACTTCACGACCTTCTTCACCTAAATAGTTCTTACCGTTTTTCCAATTGTAAATGTGTAGATAAGTTCCGTCTTGAAACTCAATCTCCCATTCGACATCAGTCTTACCGTCTGAAGATGATAAGTCTATTATCTGTGGTTCTCCAAAAGCATCAATCAACTCTTGATAAGAACATTTAACATAGCCAATTAAACTTGATCCAAAAATCGCATTTTGATTGACTCCCTCGTTATGTGTTACATACATATATGGCTTCATATTACCTCCTCTGTTTCTAATATTATACCAATCCACTTTACATTCCTCATGCTTTTTAAAGCTTGAGAAAGCAAACTGAAATCTTCTTGATTATTAACTGAAATCCAAACTATTGGTTTATTACCTAACTTGGCTTTTCTTGGATTCAGATCGCTTTGTATCGTTCTCAGATACTCTATCGCATCTTGTACTTGTTTAAGTTTTAAGTTCTGCATTAGCGATATACCATTCTCCTTAGATCATCTAAAAATTGATTATCTAAATCGTTAACTAATTTTTCTAAATCTTCTAAGTGATCCTTTAAATGACACAAGTCGCAATAAAAATCTCCGTCAAAAATCATATTACCGCTCATGCCGTATTTATCACAACTATCACAATGTAAATACTCAGGGCAGTACTCGTGGAAATCTTCATAAAACTTTTCTGTGAGACCTTCTTCATCTTCGTAGTCAGCTTCCCATTCGTCTTTCCAAAAATCATTTTTCAGATCAATTGCCATTGTTTCTGCTGTCGTAGTGCAACCAATTAAATTATTTTTTTCTAAATAATCTATTAAATACGACAAGTCATGACTAAGTTCTTTTAATTTTGTACTCATGCTTCCTCTAAATCTTCAATAGTCATATCTTCACAAAGATATTCCAAGGGTTTTAATCTGCCTTTGAAATAAAACTCTTTAATAGTTCCGTCTTTGTTTTTAATTTCATTTCCTTCTTCATCAGATACATAGAATTTTATATCCAATACATTTACAAACATTTCTTTACTCATAAGTTCTCCTATTTATCAACCAAAAGTTATATCTTCTGCATTAAAATAAATTTGGTCTGCCCATTTAGGCACATCAAACATGTTACAAATAGATTCCCAACTATCTTGGTTTTCAAAGTCATCTCTGTATAAAGAAAACTTTTTATTTTTACTATCTATTTCACAATTTACACTTGCTTTACTACTCATGCTTCCTCCAAACTTTTAGCGTGTTGTTGCCAATAAGAAATAAATGTTTCTAACCTTTCAATATCTTTTGCTAACATTGACTCTTCTTGATAATTAATTTTGCAATCTATTGCTTCTCTTATATTTTGAAAAGAATGATTTATTTCTTTTAAATCATCTTGTAAAAAATTAACTAATCTACTCATGCTTCCTCCTCTTGTATAAAAATATCTTGGTTATCTGATTGAATGCTTTGGTACTTATCGGGATTCTCTTGCATATCTTCGTTAGTCCACTTTTCTGCTAAATCCCAATCTTCATCACTTATGTTATAAGGCGGAGTATCTCTAGGATCGTATTGTTCACAATCAAAAGACCCATAAATTGGATCATTCATATCTTCGTGCAATTGATCACATGCTTTATGTTCTGCTTCTGAAATATCTTTGGCTTCTACTTCGTAATAGCCAACATACTCTGCCCTTA